CCCGTAAGAGATTTTCTCCATGGGGTAAAAAAGAAAAGGTGAAGGATATTGAACTTGTTAAAGAGTTCTATGGTTATTCGACCGAGAAAGCAATGCAAGCACTCAGGATTCTTACCGACAACCAACTTGAAATTATTAAAGATAAATTGAATAAAGGGGGTAAGAAACGATGACCGAACTTAAGGAAGTTCAGTGGACAAAAGCAGATATGGTAGAGGTGAATTTGAAGGAACCTGATGACTTCCTTAAAGTTCGTGAAACCCTTACACGTATTGGAGTTGCTTCTAGAAAAGAAAAGAAGTTATTTCAGTCATGTCATATCCTTCATAAGAAGGGGCAGTATTACATTGTACACTTCAAAGAACTGTTTGCACTCGATGGTAAGAAAGCAAACCTGTCTGAGAATGATGTGCAGAGACGCAACCGTATTATCAAACTCCTGTCTGACTGGGGACTGGTAGAGATTGTAAAAGAAGATGCAGTCAAAGATGCTGCACCTCTGAGTCAAATTAAAGTTATTGCTTACAAAGAGAAGTCTGAATGGACTCTTGAAAGTAAGTACAACATTGGAAAGAAAAGACAAGTTCAAGAAAGCTAAATAGAGCTGCCTTGCTACTCTACTAATGGCGGAAGATAAATCCAAAGTTGTAGAGGAGAAGGCAGACGATGATGATAAAAGTGAAGTGCTCGGTAATCTTGTAAAGGTTGTTGTTCTTATTTGGTCTGCTTCTCTTCTTACATTCAGTTACGTTAGACTTCCAAATGGTCAAAAGATTTTAGATTTCGATCCAACTTTTATCGCATCGGTCTTCTCTGGATCGTTAGCAGCATTCGGATTGAGTCCTGCTAAGTCTGGTGGTGCTGCTAAGAAAGCACCTGAGATTAAGAGAAAGGAAGAAACACCCGAACCTAAGGTCTAATCATGCAAAAACTTATTAACGTTGTAGCACTACTATCTGGTCTGACTTCTTTGAGTCTGATCGGTGGTGGTGCTTATGTGTATCTGAATAAAGATGCACTTATCGAGCAGGCAAAGAGTGCTGCTACTAAGGCAGCGACAGAAGCGGTTGCTGGTGCCCTCCCAGGGATGCTAGACGCTGCTATGCCAGCGATGCCTGAAGTCACTGGAGGCGTCATTCCTGCCGCTCCTGGTGCCTCTCCACTGCCTTCTACAACTGGTCCTGCGATTCCAATGCCATGAACCCTTTCAACAGCAACAAAGAGCAACCAGGCGATTATTATCCTGAACCCGTGAAGAAAGAAAAACCGTCTACATTTAAGATTTTAATCGGTACACTTGGTGCTCTGTTTGCTGTGTCGCATATTGGTTTAGTTGGTTATCTTATGAGAGAACCATATCAGGTTCCTACTATCAACATTCCAAAAGGTGATTATTCATCTTATGAGTTGAATGCAGGACCTGACGGTTACTCAATTAAATACAAAGCAAACGATCCTACTATTCTAGAATCGAATAGGACTCTAGAGTTGGACAAACATAAGAGAGGACTCTTTGGTCCTACTGATGAGAAGCGTCGTGAGTATCGTCAGGACCAATACACTATGGATGGCATCCGTAATATCGGAGGTAGCGTCTCAGACGCTGAGGGAAAGTCCCTTGCAAAAACCGAAGAGTGTATCAGGGCGGACGCTGGAGCACGGTCACAAGGTGCGATGGCAGGAACCGCAATTAGTGCTGGTCTCGTAGTCCCAGCAGTCTCCAGTATTCCTTACGTTGGATGGTTGGCAGGCGGTTGGGCATTGCTGTTGGGTCAGCAAGCAGGATCTGAAATCGGTGCTGAAGTTGGTAGTGCGTTTAATGATTGCTGATGGACATCCCTGACATTCGTATTGGTATTGGTGAAATTGGCATTAGGGATATTCCAAATTGGTTGAAAGAACCTCCCCAAGCAATTCCTCCTAGTGTGCCTGTCACACAGGAAGTTGGTGTACCTATCGTAAACATTCCTGGTTGTGTTGAGGCACACGAATCAAATAGCAAATCAAACAAAATTGGCATAGATGATGAGAATGGTCTAGTCACCTATTGTGATGGACAGGCTCCTTCATTCAACCCCATCAACTATAATCCCGATGAGATGGAGTTTGAATATAAACAAGAGGTGCCACCAGTCAAACCACCAGCACAACCAGAGATTGAACCTCCCAAAACACCAGACACAGGTAGAGCAGTTACAGTTGATTGTCCTACAGAAGCACAAGAACTTAAAGAACCTGTAGGTACGTTGGTAGATGGTGGTACAAAGAAAATTACCGAGTATCGTTTAGTTGGAAAAGAATGTATCCCAGTCAAGGAAGACATCAAAATTCCTGACCAAATTATTCAAGCAATCCCCACGGCAGGAAGTGTCACGACTACAGCATCGATTGCAGTTGTTGCTACAACATCCGCTCTATTAGCAAAACCGTTGGCAGACCTACTGTTGAAAGTAGTCAAACCAACGGTTAAGAAAGTTATTAAAAAGATTGCTGCTATCAGAGGGAAGACTGTTAAGGTCGAGTCTCTAAGGGAGCGCCAAGGTCAGCAGCGGATTCGGAATAAGGCAATTCGCGTGCTGAAGGGGCGGGGATAGTATGACGGTGTGGGGTAATAAAGTTTTTACCAACTACCTGCACATCTGCACAGATAGAAGCATACCTTGTCCCAGGAGCAAAACGAATTCCACGCTGCATTAACTCGCCACAATTTTTGAGTCTCGCAATCTCAAAATCAAGTCTCTTATTAGCAGCCATTTGATTCATTAAGTCTATGTTTGCTTGTGCTGCTTCTTTACATTGGTCTTGCAGTTTTTTATCTAAAGGTCTAGACCATGTAGCAGAGAATCCAATACCGAGATTATAGTTATCCTTTTGTCCAGTTCTTACTGGACGATAAAATTGTACAGAACCAGGATTATCTAAAATTCCATCTCCAATAGGTGCTCCATTATCATCGAAGGCACCAGCGTTATCACTCATATCATATACAGGATCGTCGTAATAACCCTCGAATGGTTTCTGAGCACTCACACTACCAGTTACGTAGGGAGTAAAGTTTACAGTGGGACCTTGACACTGAATACCGTTTCCGTAAGTATTAGTGATATAAGGACCCTGTAAAACCTGGATAGCTTGGTTGGTCACCGAGCCTGAGCTATTCGCGATTGGAGATGCAGTAGCAGATACACCACCAACTGTCTCGGCATTTACAGGTGCTGCTACGAATAGTGCGATTATTGCTGGAAGATACTTGTAGTGTCGGTTACACTTGTGACCTCGGTCACCCTTTGAATAATCGTTTGTTGACTTAGGCCAGGACCTTGGTACGTCTCGGTGAACTGAAACGCTGCTCCTGGTGTCGTCTGTGTGAATGTTGGTCTGCTGTTGATGCCTGTCCATGATGATGTCACCCCATCTATCGTTACATTATTTGTTCCTGTGCCAGGTGATAAAGAACCTGAAGCACTAATCCCACTTCCAGTTACTGAATATTGATATCCAGTGTTGTAGTCCATGCTGTTTATGGTCTCAGTCACCTTTGATGTTGTCTCTGTATGGCTCGTCATCGAGCCCTGTGTGAAGTTTGGGACAACGGGGACTGCCTGGGCGGTGGCACCTAAACTTAGGATTGCCACCACACTCGCTGCAATAGACCACGTTATCTTTCCAGAATGGGTCATTGCGAACGTCCTCAATCAATTACAGTGATCTCAGAGACGAACTGTCCTGTTGCACTTGTACCTGCTCCACCTGCCGTTACAGCGATAGCACCGTCTTGTCCGATAGTACCTGCCAAATTACCAGCAGTTCCAGCTGTGTAAGAGGTAATTGAGGAGTAGTTTGGAACTTCACCTACTGTCGGTGCAGATGTACTTAAAGCATCACCTTGAGTAAATGAGGTGCTGAAAGAGAACGCTTCCCCGTCAGTAGCATTTAGTTGATTTGCTGTGATAGTACCAGGAGAATATACTCCACTACTAATAGTTCCAGAGGAAAGCATTCCAGCAGTAGTCCCGTCTGAAGTGCCTACATTCGTGCCAGAAACCGCGTAGGAATTTCCTACTCTGGTTGCAGTAGAGCGAGCAGCATCAACAGTCAGTTGAACGCTAGTAGCGTGTTTAGTTACAAGTCCGCCTGCATTTGCTGCACCAGCGGTCAATAAAATCATGACGACAGGAATGAATTTTTTCATTTTGCCATGAACTAGGGTCTATATTTATATGTAGGTGTGGAAGACCTTACACATATGTTCGGTATGTTGCACAATTTATTTCTAGGTATTACTATTAAATAATAATGAATGCCTTCGGGGTTCACACAATCAAACTCGCTTAACAAAGGAGCATAACAAATGACTGGACTTAGAAAGTTCACCACGAAAGATCTTGGTGCCATCGTAGACGCTGCAGAAAGATATAGCGTCGGACTCGATGATGTTTTCTACAGACTACATTCTTACGGGATGGGCACTGCAAACGAATCATATCCCCCATACAATTTGGTGCAGGAATCAAATGTCAAGTGGAGGATTGAACTAGCACTTGCTGGTTGGTCGAAGGACGAGATTGAAGTATCTACAGAATCTAACGTCCTCCTAATCAGGTCCAAGGCAGCGAAGAATAAAGGAGAAGAGGAATACATGCACAGGGGTATTTCTACTCGCA